GTTTCTCACAGAACTTGACGAATCACTACTTTTGTAAGTCGATAGACTGCACTACAATAATTTTCAGTCAGATTCTTAAAAAAGGGGACAAAAATTTCGATTTTTTTTTCACAAAAATATCCCTCTTTGGGGTACATAAAATAGCCAAAAATTTTCTATTTATGTCCTTTTCAAATGAAACTAATTGCATTAAAATATGTAATTTTGACATAATTTCGCATCACTTCTGACATCGAATCTTGAAAAATCCTCAAATTTCGTGAAAATCGAAAATCGAATAGCTATATTATTATTGGATTCTTAGTTGGGGCTTCGATTAGAAGCTCTCAACGCTTGCTAAGTCGAAGGCCTTCCAAGCTTCTTAAGAATGCCTACCTAAACGAAATTCGAACGCTCTACGAGGTTCGAAAAAAAGACGAATGATTCATGGCGAGAAAGATATTCGATATTGACATTGAGGAAATCTCTCTCGTCGATAGACCTGCAAATCGAAAACGATTCTACATCATCAAACAGGAGGAAAACATGTGGGATCAAGAATTTGAAAAACTGCTTACGGAATTTCTTGGCCAAGAGGGATTTGAAGAGCTGAAAAAATCAGTTGAAAAAGAGATCGAGTCAGAGAAAAAAGAGAAGCTGACAGAAGAGGCGATCAACGCTATCAAAGGTGCTCTGAACATTCTGAACAAATACAAAGACGATTTTCCAAAAGAGCTAAAAGATGCTGTCAAAGTGATTGCTCAGTTTGCTGCGAAATATCCTTATCCTTATCCTTATCCAAAGAAAACAAAAAAGGATGAGGAGGGCAATCTGATTGAAGAACTTACAGATATCGAAAAGGCTGGTCGCAAACTTTCAAAAGCGACAGTTGAACAGCTGAGAAAAGTCATCGAAATCTTGCAGAAGCTGATTGAAGAGCGGGAAGAAGAGACGAACGTTAAGAAGAGCGACAAAAAAGACGAAGTGAAGCTTGAAGAGAAAATCGAAAAGCTCACAGAAGTAGTTCAGAAGCAGTTCAAGGATTTAGAGCAGAGAATCGAAAACATCGAGAAGACAGCTTTCAAGAAATCCCTCGATGGTCAAGATGACGATAAAGATAAGGATAAGAAATCACTCTGGCCATCTTTCTTCAAGGAGGTATAGCGATGAGAACTGTGAAAGAGCTATTGTCAAAGAAAGCGATTTTGAAGGGCATTTTCCCTTCAGATATTAGTTTTACGCCTCAAGAAGCTGACCGTTTCCTTGACTACATTATCGACCAGACTGTGTTCAAAGATCATGCTCGAATTGTCAAGATGTCAAAGGCTGAGAGAAACATTCGTGCAATCGGCCTCGGCACTGGTGATGTTCTCTGGCCAGCTCAAGCTTTCGATGAGACAAAATACAAAAGCTCTCTCATTCACAACTTGATTACTCTTTCAACAAAGAAAGCTCGTGGCGCTGCAGTTGTTTATGACGACGACCTCGAAGACAACATCGAAGGTCAGGCTTTTGTCGACCATCTAATGAAAATGATTGCTGCTCAGATTGCAAATGAACTTGAAAACGCCTACTATCTCGGCGCTGCAGTTCCTTCTGGCACTGACCCAAAGGACTTGAAAGACTTGTGGAATGGTTGGCGATATAGAATTCTCAATCAGACAAACAACGTCACCGGCTCTGCGACAATTCTCGATGCTCGTTCTACTTCTGACTTCGAACTCGCTAATGGCTATATCGCTGAGCAAAACTCAAGTGCTCCCTACAACTGGGAATTCAAGTTCTCAAAAGCACTGAAGAAGCTGCCTTCAAAATATAAGAAGCTTGGGCTTTCGAACTTCCGTTTCTTCGTTAACGACCAGATTCTTCAAGACTACATTGACGCACTTGCTGCTCGTTCAACTGTGCTCGGTGACCAAGCCATACTCGGAAAAGGGCCCATTCATTACGGCACAGTACCTATCGTTGCATGTCCATTGATGCCAACAAATCTACCAGTGCCAGTCTCTGGTGGTGCTGAAACTACTATCACAGCTGACGCAGCTGCAGGTCAGAATGTCATCACAGTTGCTGACACAACTGCATTCTCAGTCGGCGACTATGTCTGGATCCACAAATCTGGGCTCGAGTACAAGGAGGAAATTAAGAAAATCACAGCTAAAGACGATGTTGCTTTGACCTTGACATTAGACTCGAATCTCGAGTGGGCACACAACGCAGCTGACGCTGAATTAGTTACAGAAGTCACACTCGATGGCACTGACTGCATACTCACTCACAGAGAGAATCTCATTATCGGTCTTCAGAGAGACATCAAAATGGAGACTGAGCGTGATGCGAAAAATGAAAGAACTATTTTCTATTACTCAATTCGAGCTGATCTTGCAATTGAGAATCTGAATGCTGTTGTTTTCATTGAGCACCTCAAAGTCAAGTAAGTGAGGCGTAAATGGCTTGGTTAGTCTGGAACTTCGGGCGCACTCGCTCAATTCCATACAAGGGGCGTTTGATTTTCTTTCAGAAAAATAGCTGCATGAGAGTGACAGACTCGAAGCTCTTAGCTGAGCTCAAGAAGTACGGAGCTTTCAAAATAGAAATCGAGAAGGAGAGGGCACAGGAGGAAAAGAAAGAATAGCTGAGACTCTGACCTCTCCTTCTTAATTTAAGCGAGAGAAGTATGGGTAACTATATTACTATCAACGACATAGATAATTGGCCTGCTGGACTTGACGACACTCAAAAGGAAGAGATTATCACACGTTGCGAAAAACTCGTTGAACAAGTGACTCGTAGTTTTTTCTATTCAAAAAATTTCGATATCCGACTGAGTGGGAATAACACACAAAGACTTTTCTTTCCGTATGTGCAGCCAATTATCACTGTTACAGCTGTCTACATTGAAGATGAAGAACTTCCTTCTGATAGCTGGGACTATGACTCATTTTCAGTTTTCAGGATAGATGAGGAAAAATTCGAAGATGGGATCAACAATATTCGCATCGTGGGCACCTATGGCTATGCTTCAACGCCAGAACCAATCAAGCAAGCGGTGAAAATTCTCGTAAGAGCTGAGAATGATCCGACCCTCTACACTCGAGTTTTTGAAGGCACTGAACGACTCGGCGACTATTCTTATTCAGTTGAGCGCATTCTTACTGGCATTGTTGAGGCGGATAGACTACTTAGACCTTATGTTCGTCGTCATGGAGCGTTGCTATGAAAAATCTATTCAATATCAAAGTCAATATTGAGCGTGCAACAACTATTTCAGATGGCCTCGGTGGCATTGAAGTTCAATGGTCTGTCATCCATTCAGCAATTCCAGCACGAATTCAATCTTCACGAGCAAATAGAATGAACTCTTATCTCGACAAAGAAGAGCTGATTGCTGATTATTTCGCTTATATTGCTTACCTCTCTGACATCTTAGTTGGCGATAGAGTCGTATTTGATTCAAGAATCTTTGAGATAAGAAGAATCGAAAATCCTGATCAAACTTCTCGATATCTCAAACTCTATTTAAGGGAGGTTTTCTAATGGCAAAGCGAATAGGCATTCGTGTACGACTTGATGAGCGAACTGCAAAAAGAGTGGGCTCTCATTTGAAGAAATTACGCACTCAAAAACCAGAACGTTGCAAAGAGATAATTCTTGACTGGGCATCTTTCATTGAAGCACGAGCGAAAGAAATAGTGCCGAAGCTCACGAGAAATCTTATGAACTCAATCATTTTTGAGTTATATAAGGATGGTTTTGCAGCTGAGATAGGGCCGTGGGCTGACTACGGCGCTTATGTTGAATTCGGCACCCGGCGTATGAGCGCAAGGCCCTATCTAAGACCTTCTTTTGATGAGAGTGTGCCGATTTTCTTAGAGAAAATCAGAAAAGAGCTAAAGCAATGAGTGTTTTCACAGAATTACATAGAGCACTATATGAGAGATTGAAAAACAGTTTGAGTGTCGAAGTATATGACTATGTGCCAGACGATGCTGAATTCCCTTTCGTCAATGTTGGTGAGCTGAATTCAGTTACACTTAGTACAAAGGATGGAAAGAGCGTTGATCTCTACGAAGTTACTTCAACTATACATGTTTTCTCTCGCTATCTCGGAATGAAAGAGGTTGAAGACTTATCCTCTGAGGTTATACAAGCTGTGCTCTCACGTCCGCTTCAGCTTAGTTCAAGCTATCACTGTATTCTCGTTGCTCATGAATCAACGATTCATTTTCGTGAAGACGCAAAGACTCGTCATTCGATCATAAAATTCAAGATTCTCGTCGAGGAGGTTTAGCTCAATGAATCTTAGAAAACTATTTGAAAAGAAAATTGAAGAAATTCCAATCGCTCATGAAGAACAGCGAGGCGAAAAGTCTTATGTACTCCTTCCGCCTCGGGTGATTAGAGAGAAAAATTTGAGCGATGGGAATGAATTCACTTATGAAATTCGAGCATTTTCAAAATATTTCGATGAAATTGACACAATGCGAGACTATCTCATTCGTGTCGGGACTCAAGTAGGAGAAGAAATCGAAATTAATAATTTCGAGACATATCTTCACGCTGTAAGTCATTCAATCTCACGAGTTCGAGGTAAACATCTCTACGAATTACGAATCAAATTCATTTTTCGGGTATTTGTGCCCGAAATTCCATTAGGAGGTGAATAATAATGGCAAAAGTAGGTGGTACCGATATCTATCTCGAAGTTAACACAGGTACTGAGGCGTCGCCTGTTTGGACAAAAATTGGCGGTCAGCGTGGTGCAACATTCGACAGAGGGCGTGACACTATTGAAACAACTGACAAAGACTCACAGAACTGGGAAGAATCACTTCCCGGCAAGCGAACTTGGTCAATCGACTTTGATGCTTTTCTCATTGAAGACGATGCGGGCTTTCTTGAAATTGAAAACTCTTACAACAACGTTGGTGAAGCTGCGATCAAGCAGTTCAGAATCTCAACACCTACTCGCACGTATATTGGAAAAGCTTATGTTGAAAGTCTCTCAATTGATGCACCTTCGGATGATGCTGTAGTTGCTTCATTCACACTGCATGGCGTCGGCTCATTGACTAAGACTTAATGGGGGAGGTGAAACGATGGCAACTCTAAGTGTACAGAAACTTTCTCTTTCTGGAATTACACTTACTTTCTCAGCTTGCGATGCAGCTGGCGATGAGTTCGAAAACTCTGGCGAAGCTTTCATATATGTGAAAAACTCTGACACAGTTGATCATACTGTAATTGTGAACTCACAACAGCCTTGCTCTTACGGTTTTGATCACGACGTCTCTGTTACAGTGCCGGCTGGAGGCGAAAAACTCATTGGCACCTTTCCTAAAGACCGTTTCAATGACTCAAACGGAAAAGTTCAAATCTCTTACGACGCAGTGACAGGTCTTACCATCGCAGTTGTGGAGGTGTAATCGTGCGAGAATTCTACATTGAGCTTGATAGAAAAAGAAGACTCGTCTACGACTTCAATGCTTGGGATTTGATTGCTGAACGCTACTCACTTGAGGGCGACGAAGAAGGCGGACTTGATCTTACGAAAATGAGACTCACGTTCAAAGAAATTCCATTTCTCACTTATGCAGGTCTCTGCTGGGAAGGTGACTCACTCACCGAAGAGCGAGTCAAGTCGCTGCTCAATGAGAAGATTCGAAGCGGTAAATACACAGTCATGCAGATAATGAACATCGTGCTTAATGCTCTTTTTGTTCAAGCTGGCTTCAAAGGCATTGACTTAGAGAAGACACTTGAAGAAGCAGGCTTAGAAAAAAAAATATTAGCGACGCCACGTATACCTTCGAAGAAGAAATAAGGTTCGCAGCTGAATGTGGAATTAGACCGTCAGAGTTTTGGCGCATGACACCTCTTGAGCTGAGAATTGTGGCTGAAGCACTTTCGGAAAGAGAGCGTCGTGAATGGCAACGCTTCGCTTGGCTCGGCGCAATTTTCATAAATTGTTTTTCAAAAAAGAAAGTAAGACCTCAGGACTTAGTGCCTGAGGCTTTTGAGAGAGAGAGAAGAAGAGTCACAAAGGAAGAAGCGAAGAGAGAGTTAGAAGATCTGAAAAAACGATTGGGGATTAAGCAATGATTGCAAAATCATTACTCGTAAAAATTGAAGCTGATGTCTCAGAATTCACTGAAGCATTGAAAGATTCTGAGGCAAAACTCAAAGCTTTCGGCTCTAAACTACGCAATATCGGAATGGCTCTCACTGCGGGTATTACACTCCCCATAATGGGCATCGGAGCTGCATGTCTCAAGGCAGCAGTGAGCGCTGAGGAATCAGAAGACTTTTTCGAGAGAGCATTCGGCGATATGGCAAAAGACGTCAGAGAATGGTCTGAGAATCTCAGAAATCAGCTCGGTCTTAACTCTTATGCAATAAGAGAAAACGCATCAGTATTTTTCGAAATGATTAATGCAATGGGTGTCTCAAAAAAGAGTGCAGTTCACATGTCAAAAGCACTTGTTCAGCTTGCTTATGACTTAGCTTCTGCTCGAAACATCCCAGTCGCTGAGGCGTTCTATAAACTTCAAGCTGCAATTACTGGCGAGATCGAACCGATGAAACGACTCGGCTACGTAATCAATGAGACGAATATTAAGCAATGGGCCCTCAATCACGGTCTTATCAAACAGGGTCAGACTATGACAGAAAGCCAGAAAGTCATAGCTCGATTCGGTCTCATGCTCGAACAGACAAGTCGAATTCAGGGCAACTTGGCAGAAACTATTGGAAGCGCAGAGAACAGGGCAAGAATTGCAAAAGAGAAATTTGAATGGTTGAGAATCGAAGTAGGAATGAAACTTAGAGACGCTTATGTCAAAGTTCTCAATATTATTCACGTTTTCTTAGATTACCTCGAGAAACTTATGGAGCATTTCAAGAAGCTATCACCTACACTTCGAACAATAATAATCGCTCTGGCTGGTGTTGCTGCTGCCATAGGCCCCGTCTTAATGGTCGGCGGTCAAATGATGGTAATGCTCTCAGCTCTTAATGTCTCTTTTATTTCGCTCATTGGCACTGTAGGTCTCGTTGCTGGAGCAATAGCAGGTCTCGTCACAGTCGGCATACTCGTCTGGAAGAACTGGGATAAAATCTCACGCTATCTTACTGCAATCTGGGTTTTTGTAAAAGACGTATTTCTCAAGGCTTGGGGAGTAATCAAGCAATACTACTCAACTCTACTCGGCTTCATAGCTAAAGGTCTTGTCTGGCTCTGGCAGCAAGTCTCAAGGATCCTGAAACCGATTGGAAATCTCTTCGTGGGTGTCTTTTCATGGATCAAAAACACAGTAACTTCAATCTTTCAAAAACTTGCTCAGAAAATAGTCAAATTACTTCTCAAGCTTACAGGTTCAATAGCAAAAATTCCAGTTGCGAAAAAGCTCGTAAGCAATTTGAAAGAAAGTCTTGAAAAAGCGAAAAAAGCATTTGCTGAAGCGGGTACGAAAGTCAAAGAAAAGACAGTTGAAATGAAAGACGAAATCATGAACTCTTCATACGATATTCAAGACGCACTCAAAGCGATGGGTGACGCTGCAGTAGGACAATCAGAAAGAATGAAAACTGCTTTTGAAACTCTTGGCATCACTTCAGTCTCAGCATTTCGTGATGAAACTAATAAACTTACAGAAGCAGTTCTCAAACTATATGCAGAATTCGAAAAAGGAAATGTCTTCTTTAAAGATATGGATAAGGCTATTGATATGGTTCTTGAACGCTATAAGAAACTCGGTGAAGAAGCACCCGAAGTAGTTAAGAAAATTCGTGAAGAGCTTGGTCTTGCAGTCGAAGGTGTAAGAATTTGGACAGATGTACTTGAGAAAGCACCTGCTGAGATGGAAGAGAAATTCTACAAACCCATCAAAAAGAAAAACAAAGAACTCTCAGAGGGATGGAAACGCATTATCGAAGGTATTCGAGAATATATCGCCAATAATCTCGCTCAGATGGTTCTTGACCATAAGTCCTTCACTCAAACGCTCAAGGATCTCTGGAGCGATCTCAAAGCATTCATAATTCGTAATGTTGTACAAAAATTAGCAAATGCTTTTACAACACTTTTCACAAATATTCTCGCAAAGGGCGTCTCTTCATTCTCAGCGCTTGGCTCAAGCGTCGGCGGTATTTTTCGTTCTGTCACCTCTGGTCTCGGCTCAGTTCTTGCAGGTATTACAAAA